AGTGCTTGTAGATCCAAAGTCTACGCCTTGACCTTGAACCCAAATTGAAAAGGATACCTCTATGGCTCCCGCTTCAGGGGCTACATAACTAACCCCATTAAACAAGTTAGCCGCATCGAAAAAACCATCCGCCGTAGTCTCGTTAAGAAAGTAAACCGCTATTTCATTTTCCGCCCCATCAAGGTAAACGTTTATAGGGTTTTCAATTCCTACCCTACAATCATCGAAAGAGTTTCTCCCGTAGCGTTCCATATGATCGGCTAGGCTCATATAGAGAGAAGCGAAGTAAGAACCCGAAAGGAATGTAGAGGTATAGGAAAAACCCGCTACCGCTAAAACGCGATCGAGAACGGCTTTAAGTTTAATAGCCGGCTTAAAGTCGGCCGCTTTTACAAGAAATTGCCCGGATTCTAACGGGCTAAATAAACCCCCGCCGGCCACCTGATCTGCATAAATTGGTTGGCCGCTTTGAATTAGTCCGTGATCAATAAAGGGAACCATAACCGTACCCGCTCCTATCGATCCATTTGTTATATCCTCTGCTACGTCTTGGCTTAGTTTTATGTTAGCCGGATTCATTTCGAAATCGTAGCTAGTAATATCCTCGCCCGCTTCTTGGAATGCGTTACGCAATGTTTTAACCCCAACCGTAGAGAATAGATCCCCGGCCTCACCTTGTACGCTTACCTCGTAAAACCGGTTCAATAGATTGACCGAGAATAGCCGAAGCGTTCCCCGGATAACATCGGATCCATCCTCGACTATAACCGCAAACGTATTTTGTGCCGGGTTAAAGTCTCCGTCTACTAGATTGGCATCATAGTACGCCCCAAAGAATCTATCGTTCTTATCGGTAAAGGGAAGGCGAAACGTTTGCGAGTAAGGGCTACTCCGCTTCATTAACTCCCCCGGTTTGGCTACCGAGAGATTCAAAGAAATAGCCGGAGCGTTTTCTAGATCTAACGTAATAAAAGGGGCCGCCGTTCCGGGCGTTCCTTTTTGCTCTCTTGCTCTTAGTTCGATCATTGCAGATAGGGGCGGTTAGCGTACTTGAGTTTAACTTGATAAGTAATTAGCTTATCGTTGGCGTTGGTCTTAGTTACGAAAGAAGAATCCGTTACTACTACCGGAACGGCCGAGGCCGGGTTACCCGAATCGTAAACAAATACAGAGGGAGAAGTTACAAGGTCTTCGATCATAGTAACGTAACGGGCATTCATCCAATCGCTAGAAAGGGTTTCGAGTTGCTCGGCGGTTACATCCGTTACCGTTTCGCCTCTATCGCGTACGTTATAATTCCAATCCACCGTGTTAGAGATATTATCCCAATTACCGCGCCCCGCTCTAAAGGTGCTACGGTCAATCTTCGATAGGCTCTTTATGCTCTTTTGGTTTAGGGTAAAGTAATCCCATGCGCCTACCTTATTTAAATAAGCCACTCTCCGAGCCGGGTACTTACTACAATTATTCTGTATAGTAAATTGGAAAACTCCGGTTACTTGGTTTGTAGCCGTCGAATTATGTGCGCCCCAAACGTAATAGGATGCAACCGTACCACCGGAGAAATAACCCGATAACGTTACGTTGTCGCTTTGTTGTTCTAGGTTCAAAGGCCCCGCCCCGAAGTAGTAAACAAATTGACTTTGCGCCGTTACCGGGAAGGAAGCCGGGCCGCCATTGCTAGAAATAAACTCTATACTTTGATCGGTTCCGATTTGAGTACCTGAAGCATCATAGCACCGGATAAAGACTCTATCAATTAGCCGCGTTACTTGATTAGCTACTTTCTCCACCGGAGAGAATGCAAGCGTATACGATTCACCCGATCCGATATTAGTACCGCGCATTTCTAACGCCGCCAATCCGGTAGGGTTAGAACCGAGTAAAGGCGCGCCGCTCATAAATTGGTTATTTAAGTTATCGGCATCGGTAATAGATCCGCCACTACCTACGTCGGCTTGATATTGGCCGTTACCTCGAAGCGTGCTATTATATCCGTTGACGTATGAAGCCGGGGCGTTACGAAAAGCAAAGAAGGTAGTAGCTACCTCGTTCCGATATTCTACCGGATCATCCGTTTCGGTTGCGGCGTATTCATATCCTAACTCTATTTCGAATTGGGCGGCTTGCCCATAGGTTCCGTTACCGCTTGAAGAGTAAGGCTTATTCGGTGTATAGTTAGAAAGCCCAACAGTTCCAATAAAGGCCGGGGTATTTACTTGGTTCGGTGTATTGGCTAGGTAATCGTTCACGATATTAGAAACATCGAAAGCGGTAGCGTTAGAATTGGCTCCACTTGGAAAGGTCTTTAGCGAGGCTAGAAGCGTACCGGCGGAGTCTTTAATATCAAGGATAAATCTATACTTTGGTTCTCCCGCGTTTGCGCTTTCGTAGGCTTGGATAATTACGGGTACGCGCGTTGTCTGTAAACTACGGGTACTTGGAATGCTTGTAAAAGAAACGGCCATTATTCGGGAGTTGTTATAGGGCTTAAAGCCTGAATGATTAGAGCCGCTAGATCTTGCCCTATGGCTAGTGCTAGTTTCGGCTCTCGCTCTTTAATAACCGCATCATAGGGCGCGGTAAAGAAGTAGCTAGGTTTTATGCCGGTTGTAAATATCTTATTTGCGATAAGTCTAACGAGGGTTTTTCTAGGCGTGAATCTACCTTGTTCGTCTCTCGTTCCTTTTATATTCTTTTGGATAACCCAACGATCAATCCCGGCGGTTAGCCCTCCCTTTCTTCCGCTACCCGTTCCAAAGCGATAGGGTGAGTTAGGGGCTTTTTTGCTCCGGGATCCTTTAACGCCGAGATCTACGAACCGCCAATAATCGGCCCCTTTAAAAGTAAAGGCTAGAAATACGGTATCCTTTGGCTCTACTATATCTACCTCCGCCTTCATAGAATCCCGAAGCCGTCCGGTAACGTTCTTCTTATTTCGGGCTAGTCGAATTCTAGCGCGGCGGATAATCTCTTTACCCGTGGCTTTAAGTTCGTCCACGGTGTTATCCATCGGCACGGCTACCCCTCCTATAAAGATCGAATCATTCATGCGAACGGATCAATACAAAGGTTGTTCGTATTCGGAACGGATAGCCGAACCGATGCCACCCAACCCGTTAAGATGTTATCAAATCTCCCGGTAAAGGCTTGGCAATTAACCGGCATCTCTATAATATAATCGGATCCAACATCGGAGGCACTCGATACGCTCTGATGAAATTGGTTAATTAAATCGTGCAAAGTTTGTAACGTGTCGCTCGTGGCTTGGGAGTGTTGGGTTTCTCCGCTCTTCTCTATATCGGCTACTAGGATATCTAGCGAATAGATTAGCGCGCCGCGTTCTATTGAAGCCTCCCCAATATCGGCAAAGCAAAGCGGGTAATCCGTGGCTCCTAGTTTGTTTAGGTCTACCTCGCTCATCTCTCCCGATTTGAAGGATCGGATAAAGTAATTAGAAAGCGATACGGTTTCGAGAATGTCGAGAAGTTCTTTAACGGTTTTCATTTGGGTACGTTTATGGATTGGCTTGTGCGTTGGTCTTGTTGGTACGCCAAGAAGGAAAGAGCCACGTTAATAGGGAGCCGCTCCACCGTTTCGACTTTGGTAATGTCTTCTCCCGCCAACGCAACGATAACGGCAAACCATCCCCACTTTTCAGCGAGGGGGCCGCCTTCTCCTCCGTGGAATAATTGGCTAAACTGTTTTGCAATTTCAGAGCGACGGACAAAAAAAAACCGAGCGCGCCGAGAGCGAGCGAAGCCGGGGCCTCTTTAAATATGGCTCCCCTATCTTCTCCGTCGTAGGGTTCTATCTTATAAAAGCCGGCGTGTTCTTCTATAACCGGACGATAGAGAATACCGCATATTGTCGGTAGGTGCTTGTTCGTGTCTTGGGTTAGCATCTCTAAATCTGCGAACTCGCCTACGGTTACTTTAGCTAGGTTAGGATGGAACCCGTAGCGTATGCCGTCGAGTTCTATAAACTTCATAAACTCCGCGTCTTCGGAGCCTTCTAGTATACCGGCAAGGATTCCAACGATCTTCACTAAATCGGCATTCTCCATATTAAGGATATCCTTTTTAGATAGCCCGCACGCGATGCGGAGAGTATCCGCCATCTGTTGCTTTGGCTCCTGATCTTCCGGTAGGTTAACGAGTTCCATATATTGCCCTACGGTAATATCGGCTAACGTCTCCGGTACGGTTATTCTTCTCTTCACGATATAAAGTATTTTCCTCGCTTGTTTGTTGCTAGGTGATTTTGGCAAACATAACGGGCGGCATCTATTGCGTGATCCCATCCGCTACTTTCGGGCCGGTTTACTTGTTGCCCGTTCTTATCGGTTTGCCATTTGTAATTCCGGAGTTCTTTAATAAGATCGGGCGAATCATTGGTAACGTGTAGCCGATGCCGTCTTAGGATATCGATACCCATGCGCACCGAGTCCGGGCCTTTAATCGCCCCTCGTATAGAGAAGCCAAGCCGGGATAGTTCCTCTATAGATTTCGGCTCGGCGGAGTCTGCTACTATCGGCTCGCGTCCTATTCCTAACTCGGTTAGTTTATCTCCTATATCGAGGTTAGTTAATCCGGTTTGATAGAGTCGGCATTTCATGTACAATTCATGGCCCCGGTTGTATACCGATACCAAAGAAGTAGGATCGTTCGTAAAGCCAAAGTCTAATCCATGCGCTACTAACTTGGCGTTCTCCGGTATGGTATCGACTCCATGCCATGAAGGGAAGATAACGGCCGGGCTAGATCCTCGCTCCCCCATTCCGTAAATACGCCAATAATTCGGATCGGCCGTCTTAAGTAACTCAATCTCGCGTATCAATTCATCCGGGAGATGCGGGTTATCCTTGTACGTAGTCTGAAAAAAGGCGGCATCCTCTCGCGTCATTGCTTCATCATATATCCACGAGAATTCATCCGAGGGGTTAAAGTCTAGAATGATCGGGCCGGGAGAGGTTCGTAGTATTAGTTGCCTCCAATCCTCTATAGTCAATTCGTTGGCCTCGTTTAGAAAAAGCGCGTTTCTTTTACGGCCTCTAATCTTTTGGCTTTCGTCTATGGATACGAACTCGATAAGGTTACCGAATAGCTTGTAGGTATGTTCGCTTCGGTTATGGTACTTAACATCGTACCACCCGGCCGAGTCGATTATTTCTAGGAAGTCTCTCATAGCCGTAGCCTTAAGAGCGGGTAACGTCTTCCGGCAGATCGTAATAATATGGTTCCAATTCTGATGCGTATAGCACCACTCCGCAAGCACTTGTAACAGACTCCAAGTCTTGCCCGATCTTGTGCCTCCTTGGTGAATTTGGATCCGCTTAGTACACGCCTTAGCTTGGTAATAGGTAGTAGCGTTCTTCTTCATTCTTCTACATCGAACCACGGCGGCGCGTCCGATGCTTGCGCGGTTACGTGGATATCTTGCGTTTCTACATAACCTCTCTTTTTTCCCTTGGTCTTTAGATAGAAGATCGTCGCACTTGGAACGCCCTCCTGAATTAGTTTGTGTAATGAAGACTCGGCAAAGTCTATAGCTACTTCGGATAAGGATTCTACCTCGGCTTTATACTCTTCGTCTTCCCTTAGATATCTGTAATGGGTATCCCGGCTAACGCCAACCGCACGGCAAGCCACCGAGACAACGCCAAGGGATTTCTCTAGGGCTTGAATAATTGCCCTTTTACTATGTACGATTTTGTCCGACATTATTTGAATTCGTCTAGTAGAACCTTTAATACTGCCCCGCCTATATAGTCTCCTGAAGTTCTTACCGATTTGATTAACTCGGAGGCCGTTTCGTAATCGTCTTCGTTAAACTCTATTTGGATCGTTCCGAATTTCTTGGGGGGCTTAGGTTCTTCTTCGGGTTGCCAAAGGAGAAGGCCCCATTCTTTTAGCTTCTGCTCTTCCCATTCGTTACCGTTGGCGAGTATATCCCATTCCCAAGATCCGTAACTTAGGTTATCCTTAATAACGAACTCTAGGCGTTGCTCCTCTGTAAAATGATCGACGCGGATAATGTAGGTATCTTTTACTCCTAGTCTTTGTAGGGCTTGGTATCTCATATTCCCCCCTATAATAATCCCCTCGGCTACAATTAGGGGCCTTGCTTGTAGCATTTCGGGAAAGTCTTTTAGACTCCTTACTAGGGTATCGTAATTCTCCCGGCTTAGTTCGCGGGGGTTAGTTGGGTTCGCGCGAATCTCGGAAAGGCTAACGCGTTCTATTATTGGCTCCTTCATTCCTTGCAAGAGTATTCGTAGATCTTCTTTATCGTCTCTATTCGCCTCGGCGTTTCGTTACCGCATCCGCACCACTTATGCCGCTTCTCAAAGATAGTATCGTAAAGGCTTCTAAATGCCGTGCTATTGTTCCCCCTTAATCTCCCGGTAGCTAGAGCGGGTTGTAGATCCTCCCACGTTTTCATCTGCTCTTTGCTCATCTCGGCATTTTTGAGCATCGGAAACATCTCGTTTAGTTTATCGCGCCTCTCATCGCATCCGCAATTCTCCCCCACTAAAGTTTGAACCGCTGACTTAATACCCGTAACGGTTGTAATCTTCTCGACTATATCCCCTAATCCCTTCGGTTTGCTTTTTGATTTCATCTTGAGTCCGTCTAATTGTGCTATAAAGAGTATGCCGGCTAATGCCGGTTTCTTCTGCTAAGGTATTTAAGCTATGGCCTTCCTCATAGTATATAGAAAATACCACCGCGTCG